AAAGGTTAAAAGTACCGTCTGTATCAGATTTATCTGAAATTTCCCATCTTATGTTGTCAGACGATCCAGAGTGAAGTACTCCTTCACCTTTTGTACCACCTTGAGGGCCTTCACTATCTTGATTAACACCTTTAGCAATAGTGGCTAAAGCAAAAGGTCCAGCATTATCCGAAGATCCTGATTTGATTAAGTTATTAGCACCAGTTGTGTCAGCAGACTTATAGGTACCAGAAACTGCTCTAGTAACTAAAAGAGACTCTCCTCCTTGTTCAAAGAAGTTGAATGCTGTTAGAGTAGTTAAATGAGTATATAATTGGCTGCTGCTTTCTAAAGCTCCTCCAAATTTAGATTTATAATCACTATAAGAAGTAATTATAGTAGGTTCTTCTACAGGACCTTTTGTTGTAGGACCAACAATAGCAGCATCTACTACTATGGGACCTTCAGTTATTTGAGACTGGTCACTTTCTCTTGTAAGTACTCCAGGTGATACTATTTTTTCTGCCATGTTATTTTATTTTTATTCAGTCTTTGTAAAAATTCCAGATTCTAAATCAATTGTTCCATTTCCATATTTATCTTGTAACATTTGACCAACTTCTGCTTCTTTATTTTTTAAAGAAGTTAATGATTCAACTAAAGAATCTTTTTTAATTTCTATTAATTGGAGTTGCATTTCTACTTCTCCAAAAGAATTAATTAAAATTTGTTGATCTGATTGTAACTGGCTGAGGGTTTGGACCTCTTCTTCGGATAACTTAATTTGTTTGCTCATTTTATAAATATAATAAGATTATTCAGAATTTATTTGTAATAAATATTAAGGGGTTTTTCAAAAAATTAAGAAACATTAACATCTGTATTATTAGGGTTATTGATATCTATAGGTTTATTTATTTGGGCATCATTTAAATTGTTAAGATTAACTATAGTTTCGGTACTTGTTACTACTTGAGCATTAGAAAATATTTTTTTATTAACTGTTAAATCTTTTTGTATGGTGTCGGGGATTATGTGACCATATAATTTTAAATCAAAATTAGCTCTTACTGTTCTTTCATTTCCTTCATTAAGTTCAGTAACTGTAGTAAATGAGTCTATTGTAGCTTTAAATTTAAACCTTTCGGGATCACCCCAATATGAATTTTGAGCATATTGGACTGCTTCTATAATTTTATTAAGTTGTTCAACATAGTAAGTATACATCATGCAACTATAAGTCATTTCCATAAATTCCGGAACTACTACTGCATAGTTTTGTTTGACAGGTTGACGATTGTTTAAAATATTAAACTTATCATAAAAATTATTTTTAGAGTATTTAGATTGGAAATATTCTAAGTTATTAGGTTGGTTAGCATCTAATTTATTAGTTACGTTTCTTAAAGGAGTAATAGTATTTCTTTTAAACATAATCATAGGGGCCATAATTTTACCCTTTTGATCTCTCATAAATCCATCTTTTTGTACTGACTTCCATCTTTCAGGGGCACCATACATTATAGGAACTGCTAATCTTTGTCCATTTTGTACTACAAAAGGTTTAATAACATTTTTAAAGTAAAACATAATAGATTCATCAATATCTTTTATGCCTATTGAAAAAGGTTTTGCAGTATCTCCTTTTAAAGATACTTTTTCACCTCTATTTAATTTTTTAGTGTCATTAGGATTACCTCTAGTAGTATCATAAGGATTTATAAACTCATTAGATATTTCTTTTTGAGTTTTAGGGATGGGTTTTCTTCCTTTAGTTGCCATTATAATCTTTGTTTATTAATTCCTAACTTATCACCGGGGACATAATGAGTCTTACATATAATAGAAAAGTTAGAACCAAATTGTTCTAATCCAGGATTTAAAGGATTAACACTATTAGGATAATCAGGATTTTTACCAAGAATATATTGGTTAGCATTAGTATTATCTATTTCATAATACCCCTCATTATATAATATGATATCCCCTACTTCAGGAACTGTTTGAGCGTCTACTAAATCTTCTCTTAAAAATTGAAATACAACAGACCATTGGAAGTCGACTCCCATATCACTTTCGGGGTATTGTTCATCTCCTCTTTCTACTAAACAATTAAATAATATGGGACCTTCAAAATATTTATCTTCAGCTGCTTCTCCATAAATGTTGACTATAGTTTGGTCTAATCTATATTTGTAAAAAGAACATTGTTGAGTAATAACATCTCCTAATAATTCACGATTAATAGAAGTAAATAAATTTATATCTCGTTGTCTTCCAAATAATGCCATTATCCGACGTATATAGTGTAAGGTACAGATGCTAAGTCTTTTTGTAAAAACTCAGACTCATTTGCTTTTTTTTCTAATAATCTACTTCTAGAAGTTTCTTCTAAGTATGCCCTTAGTCTTTCTATTAATGCTGTTTTTTCAGAAGTTGCTGCTGAGATTAAATCGGCATGGTTCAGGGTAACATCGGCATTAGGTATAGGCACAGTACCATATTTGCCTCTAATATATCCTAGCATTTCTTTAGATACAGCTAAAGTATACTCAAAAATCCATTGTCTACCTATAGAATTTATATTTCCATAAGTAGGATTAACATAAGGTACAGTTGAAATATCTGTTACTACTCCTGTTCCTATACTACCCGAAACTAAAGGGTTATTTCTTTCAGATTTTAGTAAATATTTAAAATGTAATTTATAATTCTTAGTAGGGATTGGGAATATTCTTAATTTATTATTAATTAGTTCAAATGAATAATTAGCTTTACGTATTTGATCATTAAATTCTATTGCTTGTATTTTTTGTAAGTCATAGTTAATNGGCATCATTAAAAAATTTATGCCTGGGGAGTAATTTCCAAANCCAAATTGATCTAAAAGACCCCCAACATCGGTTCCGGTTCCTGCATAAGGGTCAAAATACCTTACTATAGCGGGTGCCTCCCTATAAAAAACTTCTCTGACTTCTAAGTCACCTGAGTTTAGGCTATGAGATGTAGCAAAATCATTTAAATCATATACTTGTTGGTTTTTTATTAAATTTATACTTCCTGTATAATACTCAACTGATCCTCCTACGCCAGCTTCGGTACCATATTCTTCAGCCATTCTTATTTCAGTCCCTAAATTTGGTTTTTGAAGTTTATAATTTAAATTTGAACCCGTAGTTGAACCCTCCAGTGATAAATAGTTTTGAGCTGCTTGATAAGCATATACTTCATTACCATACGTGGTTACTGCATCTTCAAATGCCGTATAAAAATTAAGATCTTGTAATTCTATGTCAGTAAGAGGATACCCTAAACGGCGAGAACAAAAAACAGCTACTTTATCAGCATCCTGTTGAAATTCAGTGTCACTATCATAAAACCCAAAGGGAGTGTCACCCGGGAAGAATGAACTAGATCCGGGCCATATTACTGCATTTGCCATATTGTTTTATTATAAATATTAAAAAGAGTATTATCCTGCTGATACTAAAAGTATCTTTTGACTATCTAAATTACCCCCAGTTCCTGTACTTTGAGTAGTAAATAGTCTTCCAGCTATTCCTGGGTCAGCTGTAGGTAAATCAGGGAGGGATATTTGAGCAAATGAACCTGTTCCACTTGCACTTATATCACCTGATGCCGTTATGTTAGTAGATATTCTTAGATCACCAACTATATCTAAAGATGCCGTTGGGATTCCATTATCACCTAATCTAATCTTACTATTATCAGATATTTTAAAGAAAGTATTATTAGAACTATCAGTAACTCTAAAACAGTTTCTAGAAGGAGTAGTACCAATGGCTTTAATAACTACTCTTTCAAAAGAACTTAAAGAACTTGGGTTACCAAATCCTGTAGGTTGTTTCATTTGTATCTTATTAGAAGATAATGATAAGTTCATTATTTCTCCTATAGTATTAGATGTAAATGATATAGCATTGTTACCATCAGTGGTAAAGAAAAAGTGACTTTCATCATCATCATAAAGCTTAAGTGAACCTGAAGATATTTCTATTTTCCCTTCACTTCCAGTTGATACTAATTTATCAGTATTAAATAGATTAATAGTACTAGCTCTAAGTTCTCCACTTGCACTTACATTACCTACTGTGGTTAAACTATTAATTGTTAAATCAGCACTTTTACTAATAAAAGGTATAGCATATATTGTTGAAGCTAAGCTTACAGGACTTTCATCACCTAATGAAGCTAATACATTAGGACCATAGATACCACTTGAACTTCTGTAAGCAATTTCAATTTTATTAATACTGGTGTCAATGTTAGTTACACCTGTTCCCTGTATAGTTCCTACTCCTGCTGAATTATCCCAGATCATTTCTACTGTGTCTCCTTGATTAGGATAGCCCCCACTTCCCGTTATCATATCACCTTGTAAGTAATTATATTGAAATTGTTGTACCTTAGATTCAACACTGGACACTTTAATTCTAACAAATTTACCTGAAGATGTTGATATAAGAGTAATTTGGGATCCTACATCTGCAAAATATATTCCAGCGGTTGAAGGATTTTTAGCAGGATCACCTCCTGTCATTTTTACCCCATTAGCTGATTGGGATGAAAAGTAAAGAACTCCAGCAGTACCACCTCCTA